CTACGGTAGAACCAGATCCTACACCAACAGTAGAACCAACACCTACATCAACAGTAGAACCAACACCTACATCAACAGTAGAACCAACGGCAACACCTGTACCTAACCCAACACCAACACCAGTACCAGGTCCTACACCTACACCAACAGTAGAACCAACGGCAACACCTGCAAGTTGTATATCAACCGCACCTCTCAATATAAACGTAGAATCTGAGTACGATAGTAACACTAATACTACAACCTTCAAATACATAACAAGTGATTTAGATGGGAATGGTGGTTTATTTGGTTGTATCAATGTTGATCGTGGATCTACAGTTACAATAAACGTTACGGGAAGTGCACCCAATGTTGAATCACACCCAATAAAAATAACCAACATTAATGATCAGGGTCAACATGAAGCACCACTTTCTAATGTGGTGAGTACGTGGAATGCGGGAGATCCATACACACTGACATGGGAAGTTCCGTGTGATATAGGAATTTCTCAATATCAATATCAGTGTGTGAATCACGCACATATGCGTGGTGTAATTAATGTGAATGGATCGTGTCCAACGGCAACACCTGTACCTAACCCAACTGCGACACCAAACCAAACACCAGAACCCGATCCACCAACTTACTCGTTGAACAGTACTTCTTACCAAAATGAGGGAGGTAATATAGTATTTACATTAACAACAACAGGTTTACAGGATAGTGATAAAGTTCCATTTACATTATCAGGTACTGCCACAATAGGTGATGATTATTCTGTTGTTAATCCAAAAGAATTTGTAATTACTAACAATTCTTCAACATACACGGTAACAACATTCCAAGATAACACAACAGATGGAGGTGATGAAACAATTATACTAACATTAGATACAGTTGATAGTCAAGGAAATTATACGGGTGGTATAGGGAAAACTTCATTTATTGGAGATACATCTATTACACCCACCCAAACACCTCAACCAACACCAACAAGTACGGTAGAACCTACACCAACAAGTACGGTAGAACCTACACCAACACCAGCCGTTTCTTTAACGTGTTTAGACCCTAATAGTGACAATACTGTGATGTACAGTGAAATTAATTTTGGTCAAGGTAACTTTTATATATTTAATGGGAGTTATAAAACATACCATACAAATACAGGTACCTATATATTGAAAAATGTATCTAGTGGTCATCCTATAACAGTACTAAATAGTGGTAAGGAAAATCTAATTTATGTTGATGGTACACATGCAGGGACTAAAGTAGGTTCTGATGGGAACACGTATAGTTATTACTACGGAGACGTAATTATAACCGTCCAAGGAAATTATGGAACTGTAAGTTATGACTGTTACTACCATGGATATATGGGTGGTCAGAATAATCTCGTATTTAGTAATACGTGTGATTCATCAAACCCTACACCTACACCAACTAGTACTGTGGAACCAACGGCAACTCCTGTACCGAGTCCAACACCAACACCTACGGCGACAGTTGTACCAACGGCAACTCCTATTCCAACGAGTACACCAGAACCTGATCCAACACCAGAACCTGATCCAACACCATATCCAACGAGTACTCCAAACCCAACACCAACTAATGTACCTAACCCAACGGCAACACCTGTACCTAACCCGACACCAAACCCAACACCAACGACTCAACCTGTGGCGACTTCGTCACCAACCCCGACGAGTCAACCAATAACGCCAACACCGACACCAACGGCAGCGGCAAATACGATTTACGTACACACACCTTAATAAGATATGAATAACGAGAAATTACAAGAATTAACATTATCCATAAATGAATCAACATCAGATGATATTGTTTCAGTGGGGTATGGTTTTAAGACCGTTAATGGTAAGTTAACTAATGAAAAATCATTGGTTTATATGGTATCTAAGAAGAAAGATATAAACGAAATACCTGTAGATGAAAGAATTCCGTCAGAAATTAATCATGAAGGTGAAATTTTAAAGACAGACGTTGTTGAGGGTATTGTAAAACCTCAAGGATATGGGATGTGTGATGCGTCTTTTTATACTTGGCAAACAACCGCCCCAACTAATAGAGATGAACATAGACCTATAATGGGTGGTGTATCTGTAACTAATTTTAGTAAATTAAGTAATTATGTTGGTACATTAGGTTTTATTGCTGTAGATAATGAAACAAATCATTTGGTTGGGGTTAGTAATAATCATGTACTTGTTAATGATGCGTGGATTACTTCAGAGAGAAATTTATCGGGTGTGCAAACCAACGTACATAACGACCCCGTGATTCAACCTAACGAAACAGGTAAGTCTAATTTAAGTTTTACAGTGGGTCAAGTCATAAGATACCAACCATTAAGTTCCCCCACAAACCATATTGATTGTGCAATTGCAATAATTAATGAAGGAATGATAGACCCCGGTGTTTCATGGAGACAACACAACATAAACACAATGAATGTAGCTCCAAGATTTGCAACAACACCAGAATTGGACCAATATTTATCAGAAGATGGTAGAGAATATTTTAGTGCGGGAAGAACCACCGGTGGTAAAGGTGAAGGAGTGATTAAATTATTTAGAGATCAATTTGCATCATCAATAAATATAAACTATAAAAAACAAGGGGTAGACGTGATGACCAAGATGAATGACACTTTCAGTCTAATGGCAAGTGGAAGTACAACACCTAACGGAGACACATGTTATTACCCATCAAATGGTGGAGATTCGGGTTCGGCAGTATTAACGTTCGACGAAAATATTGGTCAGTGGTTAATTGTTGGTTTATTATATGGCGGTACTTACGTTAGTGATGGTGAAGACCAGGTCCCTATTCGATCATTATGTAACAGAATAGATAGAATTGAGAGTTTAATGAATATTAGAGCATGGGATGGGACTATGAACGGAATAATGCCATATGGTGGTGGAGATGTAATACATGTCGTAGAGGGATCGTCACAAGCCATAACCATGGTAATAGATGGTAAAACTTATTGGCAATTAGGTTTAGTTAATTCTACGTCGTATCCACCCTCTGTATAAAATACAGATTGTAAAATAGTGAATAAAAAAAATAGATTGAATATTTATTAGTATGGAATTTTTTATACGAAAAGGGGCAACAGACCCATTATTAAAATTAAGATTAGTTGATGACGGTAGAAACGATAAGTCTTCTTTAAACGACTTATTGGAAAATGCGGACATTAGGTTTGATATGATTAATATCGAAACGGAGATTCCTGAAATATTAGGTGGACAATGTTTATTAACTACGAGAACCAAAAACTACGACCAAACCACAGAAGAGTATTATATAACTTACAGGTTCACTTCAGAACAAACAAAAGAAGTGGGTAAATTTGAGGGAATAGTTAATGTACAATTTAGAGATACAGACTTGAAACCCACAAATAAACTCATTGTTCCAATTAAGGAAAAACTCTACATTAACATTATTTAGAAAGTGCGCAAACATTAAAGGAGAATATATGATATCCATATTGATATTATAACTTATTTTTCATATCTTTGTATTAATTAAGGCAAACTACCCAACTAAGGGTAAGCTAATGTGTCATCCAATTTTAATACAATGAAAGAAATCATTTCCCAAGAGGTAATCGAAGATTTCCTCAGTGGTTCGGATCCTGAAGATTATATAACAGGAATAGAATACGAATACCGATCCAACACAATCTACAAAATTATTCAACATCCTGAAAAGGGTAAAATTATTCGAAAAGATAAGTTAACTGCATTCTTATGGGTTGATGATCTTACAGGTTTAAATTTCTATGGTGATAGTAAGGCCAAACAACGTCAGAAAATGTCGGAATATGGGATTACTATTGAGAAGTTAGATACTGCGGATAATGAACGTTTAGAGAATGGTTATAATTTCTTAGTTAAAAGTAGTCAAGGTTATCGTTCACTTCTTAGTTTTTTCAGACAAGGAGGTTTGAACCCATGGGACGAAGAAATAAGAAAACATTTTATATTACTCAATCCTAAAGAACAATATCTTATACAAAAGGAAAAAAGATTATTCAAGGGTATTGAAGAATATGAGGACGTACATAGATTAGTTTTTGATATTGAGACAACAGGTCTTGAACCCGAAACAGATAAAATAATTCTAATTGGTTTAAAAGACAATAGAGGGTTTGTTAAAATCATCAATGCATTTGGTGAGGATGGGGAAAAGAATTGTATTATAGAATTCTTCAAATATGTTGAGGAACTTAAACCCACCATATTTTCAGGTTATAACTCCGCATTTTTCGATTTTCCTTTTATTCTAAAAAGGGCTGAGATATTGGGTATTGATATTACTGAACTTACTAAAGTGTTTATTGACATCGGACTAAAGGAAAGGGAGGGAATGTTAAAACTAGCTAACGAGGTTGAAACATATACCCAACATATGATATGGGGTATGAACATTCTCGATATTGCACATTCAGTTAGAAGAGCACAAGCAATTAATTCAGATATTAAATCTTGGGGTCTGAAATACATAACGAAGTACTTAGGTGCCGAGAAAGAGAATCGTGTATATGTGGATGGTGCATGGATTTCTAAAATATATTTGGATAACGAGAGTTATTACGTAAACCCAAAAACAGGTAACTACAAGAAAATAGGTGATCCAGGTACTGAGGGTTTATTAGAAAAATACCCTAACCAATTTGAGGTATGGACAGGTAGAAAAATCGTAGAACAGTATCTTGATGATGATTTATATGAAACTATGGTTGTTGACGAATCATTTAGTCAGTCAACGTTTTTATTGTCAAAAGTTGTACCTACAACGTATGAACGTATATCTACAATGGGTACCGCAACATTATGGAAACTAATAATGTTAGCTTGGTCATATAAACATAATTTAGCAGTACCTGAAAAACAAGATAGAAGAGCGTTTACAGGTGGTTTATCAAGACTACTTGCGGTTGGTTATGCTGAGAAAGTGGTTAAGTTTGACTACTCCTCACTATATCCATCAATCCAATTGGTTTACGATGTATTTCCTAAGTGTGATGTAATGGGGGTACAAAAATCTATGTTAAAGTATTTTAGAGATGTTCGTATAAACTATAAGAAATTGGCATCACAACATTATAAAACTGACCCTGAATTATCAGAAAAATACAACAGAAAACAACTACCGATTAAGATCTTTATTAATGCATATTTTGGGTCTCTTTCCGCACCTCACGTATTTCATTGGGGTGATATGGATACAGGTGAAACAATTACGTGTGTTGGTAGACAGTGTTTACGTATGATGATTATGTTCTTCGAAAAGAAAGGTTATAAGTCACTGGTGATGGATACGGATGGTGTGAACTTTTCTTGTCCTGATGATGTGGAAGATAGAGTATACGTCTCAAAAGGTCTTAACGAGTTGGTAGAAGGTGGTAAAACCTATACGGGTGCTGAGGCCGATACTGCCGAGTTTAATGACATTTTCATGAGAAATGAAATGGGGTTAGATATTGATTATGTGGCACCGTCAACAGTTAATGTCGCTCGTAAGAACTACGTACTTAAAAAACCAAGTGGTGGACTTAAACTGACGGGTAATACCATTAAATCAAAGAATCTTCATGGTTATATTGTTGATTTCTTAGATGAGAGTTTAAAACTAATGTTAGACGGTAAGGGTCAAGAATTCTTAGATGTCTACTACAAATACATTGGTATGATTTACAATAAAGAGATTCCATTGTCTAAGATAGCTAATAAGTCAAGGGTGAAATTATCAGTAGAAAATTACCTAAAATCCATGAAGACTAAAACTAAGAGTGGTGCATCTAAGGCGAGACAGGCACACATGGAATTAGTAATGAAAAATAATTACCCCGCAGGACTTGGAGAAACCATATACTACGTTAATAATGGTGATCGTAAGGGAGATGGTGATGTACAGAAAATGACCAAACCAACTAAGAAATTCCAAAAGGAGTTTCTTGAAGAGCATGGATACCCTGTTCCTGAGAACTATATAAAAATTAATTCCTTTATGATTACCGAACAGGAATTGAAAGAAAACCCCGACATGAAGGGTGATTATAATGTTGCACGATATATTAATACCTTTAATAAAAGAATAGAACCTTTATTGGTTGTATTTCATCCCGACATTCGTAGTGACATTATTATTGATAATCCCGATGATAGACCTTTCTTTACGATAAACCAATGTAAGTTGGTTAATGGGTTTCCGATGAAAGAGGGTAGTCAGGATAGTTTTGATGAAGTTATGACATTATCTGATAGTGAGGTGTTGTTTTGGAAAAAGGTTGGTAGAGATCCGTATTTTATGTATTTGGAAGATAGTCTTGATCATGTTGATCAATATTGGGTACAGAAAAATAGGGATGCCGTTAACTTCAAAGTTCCAAGTAGTCCAACTCAAGAGGGTGATTTAATTGAAAGGGGTGGTCATGATTATGCTACACACACAGATGTGGAGATTTAAATCATATTAAAAGGAGATGGCATCGCTCTGTACTTTAACGATTTGTTAAGACTTTCGGCTTCATTTCCTTTTCTTTCTAACATTTTGTCAGGTCTTAACCTTTCTAACCTTTGTGATAATTCTTCAATAAGTTTTAGTTTCTCGTCTTTACCTTCGGTCAGTAAAGATTGATAGTCTAATTTAACTTGACTATCAGGTACCTGTAGGTCTCCTGAAAATTTAGAGTATATCCTACCTAAACCTTCTTTAGAATATGCAATAAGAAATTTTCTAACCCACGTTTGTGCGGGTCTATTAAGTTCCTCCCACACTAACTCTTCAGTTTCGATATCAGATGGTAATTTTACAACATCTTTATTTTTATCTAAACAATCGTCCCTATCTGTGGTATCATAATACCAATACCAAACATAATAGTTGTGTTGTTGTATAGAACCAAAATCAAATCTACCACCAGGTACGTTAGCTAAGTGAACATATTTTTTTCCTTCAGGACCCGCAGTAATACGATAAGTCATTTCACCACCAATAAGACGGTTTTTGATGTTCCTATCTTGCATACGTGATAATAAATCATACGCGGGTAACATAAAGTAAGAACCCGAAGTACCCATTTGTGCGAATCCACCTACACCACCTGAACCCACACCACCAAGACCACCAAATCCACCTAAAAATGGATCCACAATGGAATCGGTTAGTTCGGCACGTGTAAACCATAATAGTTCGTTTATTTCACGACCCGCAGGAATTTCATATACTTGTTGATCTCTAACAAGTTCTATATGATCCTTTAGTAATTCTGACTCACCACCCGCCTGTAGACCAACAATTTTTGAATATGCATGTGAGTATTGTGTTTCATAGTCTAATGATCTCGTAGTAAACGCTCTCGTCAAAGATTGCGTATCAACATTTAACCCAGCTAAAGATGACCACTGAGATTCAATCAACCAATCACTTACGTACTGTTCATATTCATCCAAGGACAATTCTAAGAAAGTATCCATCTGTTCTTCAGTCAATTCTATCGACCTAATAGGTGCTCCCAAAAGGTTAAGAACCTGAGAATATAACTTGTCTCGATTTGCCGGTGTGATAATAGTGCTTGCCATACTTGATTTATTATAATAAATAGTTTATATTTAGGAAAAATAGAAGACCAATTTTGAATTTAGATAAAATAAGACTTAAACATCGTAAAACACTCAACATATGGAGGTACATTCACCAAACCTCTAAGTTTAACAAACCTTTCACTAAAGAAATTAATAGAATAGTTAGGGAAACTCACTCAGGTGATAAGTTAAGGTGGAGAAATTTAATGGGTAGTGTTGGTGGTGGTTATTACAATCTTGAGGAGTCGACAAATGAATATACCTATAGAAGTGGAATAAACTACATTAATACAGGATATTCATATCAAGAATATATAGAATCTGTTTTGAGAGAAAAATACGGAATTAAGTTACCATACCAAATAAACAGTGAAGGTGGTTATATTGAAGAAACCGTTGTAGAAACATTAAAAGAATTTTGTCATTATTTGGAACTTTACAAAGAAGATTTTCTTTTCGATGGTGAGATAAAAGACCACATTGAAAATATACGACTTAATTTAAAGGTAGTTTCTGAACGTTCGGAAAAATTAATTGCAGATAAATTTAAACTTATATGGCCCAACTGTATCAGTTATATATCATCCACAGGAAATGGAGGGAATGTAAAAGATTTTGTAGGGATTGATGCTGAGGTTGTATTTGATGACGGTGTGAAAACTGTACAATGTAAAGAGGTTAGTTTTATTGAAGAGAACAACGATAAGATTATATTAACCCTTACAATGGACCATTCAAAATACTCAGATATAGATTACTATGCGTTTACTCACGATAAGAAATATATTGTCTTTAAAAATGATTCTGAAGGTATAGAGGTTTCAACAAAAACTACTGGTGGTAACATTTATTCGTTTAATAAAAGTCTAATTGTGTGTTCTACGTTTTAATATTTTTAACTAACTCACTACCAAAACTTTCCGAATATTCTCCATCTCCCATTACTTGATCTATAATTTCTTTCTTTTTCTGTAAAATATTATATATTGTCATTTCGATAGTATTTTCAAAAACAGGGTAATAAACAAGTACACTATTCTTTTGTCCATATCTGTATGCCCTATCCTCTGCTTGTGAATGATCTGCAGGAACAAACGACAAGTCATTAAAAATAACAGTGTCTGCCGCGGTTAGAGTAATCCCAACTCCCGCCGCTTTGATGTTACCTATAAAAATCTTTACTTTATCTTCGTTTTGGAATCGATCGACAGATTGTTGTCTTCTGTCTTTAGACATTCTACCGTCTAAGACTACCGCCTTCTTTCCATACTTTTCATAAATCATATCTAAAGACATAGTGAAA